CAAAACCATTAGTATCTGTTCGTTTAAACAGTGGTTCATTAGATGCTGTTGTGCTACCGCAGATTGTTAAAGTCTTGCCTACTGCTGGACAAGATTATATCATAACACTTGTTCGTAATGCCACATTAACAAGCCCATCTTGGGATACCAGCGCATTTACCAATGTGGATTATGATGTAAGTGCTACCGCAATGACTGGTGGTGAAATTGTACAGGTAGACTATATTACTAACACAGTTCAAGCAGGTAGTGGTATTGACGCAGCAACAGGATACAAGTTTAGCTTGCAGCTTGGCAGAACAATAGGTGGCACAAGTGATATTATGACGGTTGGTATTCGTACTGCTGTATCAGGTACACCTGCAGGTTCAGCCATTGGCGCACTTATCTTTTATGATTTGACCAACGGAGTGTAGGGATGGCAGAACGTAAAAAACGCACCCTTGCTTTAGAACTTACCACAAGCAATCAAGATATCTACACTGTACCTGCACGATTTACAACCGACGTAAACAGTATCTACATCAACAATTCGTCTAGTTCGTCGGTTACATTTAGTCTCGACTGGTATGACGCAGCAAGCACAACCTACTACACCCTTGCAGAAACTGTCGAACTTCCGGCAAACTCGTTACTTCAAATAACCGACTACCCTTTGTATTTGATTGGCGGCGACAAACTACGCGGACTTGCAAGCGCAAATAGTTCCGTAAATATTTCAATATCCCTTGAGGAATTCTTTGAGACTTCCCTATAAACTGCCCTGAAGGAGTAACCCAATGGCAATCACAACCGCGATGTGCACGTCGTTCAAGTCTGAACTTTTGGGCGGTACGCACGACCTCGACACAGACTCTCTTAAACTTGCACTGATCAAAGCTTCCCCTACCGGAACTTACGGTGCAGCAACAACCAACTATTCAGATGTAACAGGCAACTCTGACGAAGCAAGCGGAACTAACTATTCTGCTGGCGGTCAGGCTCTTGACGGTGCAACCATTTCAACAGATGGTACTACTGCAATCGTTGACTTTACAGACGAAGTGTTCAGCAACGTAACCTTGTCTGCTGATGGCTGTATTATCTATAACACTGCCGCAAGTAACGCAGCAATTGCTGTAATCGACTTTGGCGGCACAGTTAGTGCTTCAGCAGGTGACTTGACTATTGAATTCCCTGCAGCCGACGCAAGTAACGCTGTTATTCGGATAGCCTAAACATGGCTACGTTTGATACTGCAGATGCCCTATATGGCACCGGACAATACGGTGCTGCATCTTACGGTATCACGTCGCCTTCGCAAGTAGTCGGCGGAGTCGAGGGCACAGGCCAAGTTCAAACCGTAGCTGTAAACGGTTTTGAAATCGACTTATCTGAGCGTCTTGTCGGTGTGTCGGCTACAGCCGAAATCGGTAACGTTTTAGGTAAAGGCCCAGCCGCAAGTAAGACTGTGGATGGCGTAGAGGGAACCGGAAGCGTAGGAAGCTTACGTGCTAATCCGGGAACTACACTAACTGGTGTATCCGCAATAGGCTCCGTCAATACGGTATTTGAAAACCCGGATGAAGGTCTGATTAGCGTCAGTGCTACAGGTTCTATCGGTAGCCTCACCTTATCAAACAGCCATCGTGTTACATCCGTAGGTATGACAGGTTCTATCGGGGCAGGAACGTACACGGGCGTAAACTTAGTCATTCCTGTACTTGGATATAGTAAAGTTCGAACATTCATACTAACCCCATCACAAGCAAGAAGGGTTGCATAACAATGTCTATCAAGTGGCAAGATAAAGATCCAGATGATCAGGTAGATTATTCTATCGACTGGACTAATATTCTGGAAGAACACACAATCAGTAGTGTCGCTTGGAAGATCTACGATGCAACAACAAATTCGTTTATAACTTTTGCACAAGGGGATATTGTAAACGGGCTTCAGCACGTAACAAACACAAATACAGATACAGTAGCTACTTTGTACTTGGGCTTGGGAACCAACTTTCAAGAATACAATATTGTTTGCCGAATGACGACAAGCATCTCGACTGTATTTGAGCAGGAAGCACGGATTCGTGTCGTGGAGAAAAACTAGATGGCATACGATTTTTTAGGATTAACAAATGATATTGCCCGTCGGTTGAATGAGACAGAACTAACTGCTGCCAACTTCGTTACTGCCACAGGTGTTTTTTCTCAATTGAAAGATTCTGTAAACGCAGCTATTCGGGATATAAACCAGTCTCACTTTGCATTCCCATTTAATCACAATTTTGATACAATAACCCTAACTGCTGGACAACTACGATACCCTTTGCCTACCAATTCTAAGTATGTTGATTTTGATACAGTTAGGTTACAAAGAAGCACCACGCCCTTAGTTGAAAGTGCTCGTAAACTAACACAACTATCGTATGATGAATATGTGAGTCGGTTTATTGACGAAGAATACAAAACCGCATCTCAAGGGTCTGCACCAGAATACGTCGTTCGTGCACAAGACAGCGATATTATTTTTGCACCCATACCAGATGCAGCCTATTCGATTAAATATGAATATTACATGTTTCCTGCAGATTTAACTAACGCTACAGATGTTCCCACTATTCCGTTTCGTTATAGACACGTAATTGTAGACGGGGGCATGTACTACGCATATATGTTCCGTGACAATTTAGAGTCAGCACGTGTGTCATTTCAAAAATTTGAGTCCGGTATCAAACGTATGCGGGTACAGAACGTAAACGAAAATGTATACGCAAGGGCTATATAGATGCCAGATCGTTGGAATACCAACATATTTGAATTGAAGGGTGGCTTAATAACCAACCTGTCTCAGTTGCAGCATGGTATCACGGCCCCCGGAAGTGCACGGATATTACGAAACTTTGAACCGTCGGTTTTTGGTGGATACCGCCGTATCGAAGGATTTGAAAAGTATGATTCAAACGGCATACCAAACTCCGGGGTTATTCGTGGCATTCTTCGTTACCGTGATAACGTTTACGTGGCACGGGGCGATGGCATTTTTAGATCCGCAGGTTCAGGCTGGACGGAAATAACTGATAACGCTACATTTAGCAGTACAGGCATTAACATAGGCTCTGGATCTAGCAAGGTTCGTTTCTTAAAGTATGACTTCGACGGTACTGAAAAGTTTATGGTTGTCGATGGCGACACAGGAAACAAGCCATTTACCTTTGATAACAGTACCTTTCAAGAAGAAACCGGACTGCCTAACGATACGTTAGGATGTACCCACATAGTCAATTTTAAGAATCATATCTTTCTTGGAAAAGGCAAAAACCTTATTTTTTCTGCACCATATAGCGATACGGACTTTACAAGTGCGTCTGGTGGTGGTATAATAAACATAGCTGACAATATAACTGGATTAATTGTATTTCGTGAACAACTAATTATCTTTAGTGAAAACAAGATAAACAGACTGGTTGGTAATAGTGTAGCAGACTTTGCCCTTCAGCCTGTTTCACGAGACTTGGGCTGTGTAGCGGAAGATACAATTCAAGAAATTGGTGGTGACATTATATTTTTAGGCCCAGACGGTTTGCGTACTTTTTCAGCTACGGATCGTGTAGGCGACTTTGCATTAGGGGTAATATCTAAACCTATACAGACAGACATGTTAGATTTGATATCTAGCAGTTCTTCTTTTAGTAGCGTAGTTATTAGAGAAAAAAGCCAGTATCGTATTTTTGGATACAACGCAACGTATCAGACTTCTGGAGCAAAGTCGATTGCTGGGACGCAACTACAGGAAGGTATCTCTTGGAATGATATTCGCGGTATAAAGGCATACAGTACCTTTAGTGAATATGATGGCAACACAGAATTTATCTACTTTGGAAACGAACTAGATTATTTGTATCGAATGGAACAGGGTAATACTTTCGACGGAACTAACATCACGGCAACATTTGCAACCCCGTATGTTCCGCTTCAAGACCCTAACTTGAGAAAGACAGTATTCCGTAACACAAGTTACATCGATGCAGACGGTGCATTTGAACTGCAGATGTCAATCAAGTATGACTTTGACCAGACAGGTTCGGTGCAACCATTACCAGTTACCTTAAACAATGCAAGTGCAAGTTCTGTTGTTTACGGTGCAGGTGTATATGGCACATCTTCGTACGGCAATAAAGCCCGATACATTTACGAAGAGCCAGTAACGGGTTCAGGATTTACCGTATCAATCCTATACGAAACACTAGGTCAAACAACCGACTCGACATTTACCATAGACTCCGCGTCCATACAATACGGACTCTATGGAAGGAGATAATAGATATGGGTACAGGATATACTCGTAACGATACCCCAAACAACATTGCGGATGGTAACGTTATTAACGCTGCTGACTTGGATGGTGAGTTCGACGCAATTGTAGCTGCGTTCAATGCTTCCACAGGTCATAGCCACGATGGAACAACAGGAGAGGGACCGCCTATCACATCTAGTGGTTTGGCGGCTAATTCTGTTACGGCGACACAGGTTGCAGCAAACTCTGTTGCACTTGGAACCAAAACAACAGGTTCTTACGTTGAACAAGCTGCTACATCCGGTAATGGTATCAGCGGATCGGCAAATGCTGAAGGTGCTACGTTTACTGTAACATCTAATGCAACCGACGCCAACACAGCAAGCACCATCGTATTTAGAGATGCAAGTGGTAACTTTTCTGCAGGGACAGTAACAGCCGCCCTCACAGGT